TATGTTTTTATATCTATTCTATAATAGATATGAAAAAAATATTAGTTCATCTTGTTAAAATATTGAGAGCATATATGGTCTAGAAACCTCCGGGGAAGCGAACTAAATTGGCTCCTATGCCAAACCCTGCTCCGCTTCTTGCGGTTACGCCAATGCTAGGGATATAAGTATCCAAGATACTGAATGTGGCAGCAGCAGTGAGGGCAATCAAGCAAATCTCTTCAATATTGAGAGAGCGCTTGGGGATAGCATAAGCAGCTAAAGCTACCATAAGGCCTTCTACCAAGTATTTAATCACTCGTTTGACTAGTTCAGCGACATCAAACATTATTATACTAATTACTAAGAAAAAAATTATATAATATCTTAAATAAATCACTTAAACTTTTGAGTTCTATTGAATATAGAAATACGATGTCTTTTGAAAAGCGACTGAATGAAAAGGGACAACCTAATTCTAAGTATGTAGATTTGCTAGAAGAGGACAAGCCTCTTGCCGGACAAAAGTTTGTCTGTGTTTCTTTTGTTTCCCCCGAAAAAATTTTGAAGCAAAAGGAACAATTTTATTTTGAAGAGTTCCTAAAGAAGTGGGATTTCTCAAAGAGTATGGAAAAATTTTTCCAATTTCTTAATTTCATTTCTTTTAAGTATAAGTTCCCGCTAGAGGACCTAGCTAAAGATTTCGAAGAGTTTGTCAAAGAGGAGCGCGATGTGTTGTCATCCGTTAATATCAACGATGAGTTCAAAACATTCCTAGACCAAAATGAAGAGGAGTTAGAAAATGCTTTCAATATTAAGCATAACTTCCAGACATCTACTAGGGGCTTGAAGATTCGTGGTGTTTATCCTACCATGGAAGAGGCCGAATTGCGTTGCAAGATGTTACGTGAGTTGGACCCGAATCACGATGTCTTTGTGGGTCCTGTCGGCTTGTGGATGCCGTGGGAGCCAGAGGCGTATAAGACGGGTCGAGTTGAATATGTGGAGGATGAGTTGAACCAATTGATGCACGAGAAAACGAAGAACGAGTCATTCGCAAAATCGGCCTTTGAACAGCGTGTGAAGGAGGCAAAGCAAAAGGCAATCGAGGAAAATATTAAGAATGCTGAGAAGACCGGTTCTTCCTTGACGCAAAATATTGACGAACAAGGAAACCTTGTTGGCATTCAAAATATGAACACACAGGAATCCAAGTTGCTAGATGATGAGTCGAAGACTATTTCCGTGGCCGATATTCGCGCCGAGTTGTTCGAGGGTGACAATATTGTGGTTGGAAAGACGGACAATGGTCAGTGCGAACTTATCAGCGGACCTTTTGCTACGAAGAAGGCTGACAATTAGTAATAAGAAAAATTGAAGTAGAATAATATCTTTCTTTTATAAAGGTATTATTAATTATAAGAATAAGAATGAGCGAATCAGATAGAAGCATTGTTACCGTCATCGAACAATTATTGCAAGCCATCCCACAAGAGGAAACCGACCTGGTTAAGTCACTCACAGAGTATAAGGCTACTTTATGGAATCAAGCTCCAGAAGCATTGAAATCCTCGTATAATTGGGAGCCTGTGCAGAGAATACTTGTGACACATATTACTAGTTTAGATGAACCATGGCAACAAAGTGTAGCAGATATCTTTTCAAATAAGACTGGATAATAGTATAAATGTAAAATAATATGTTATACAAATACAAGATGAATCGTATTCCAGAAGACATTATTATTAATCATATTCTTCCATTTACCTACCGGTTACAACCCAGAGAATTACTGAGAGACCTTACAACATTTGTGGAAGATTTTAACCTGGTAGAACAATATTATACAGCTGATTTTAATACTGTTTTTTTACTGAGAGACCTCATTACCTTTGGCACAAAGAATACCGAGGTATGTTTGAATATTACAAATAAACTAACTGAAATTATGAGGCGATATTTTTCTTATAAAAAACTCGACGATACAACCATGTTTTCAAAAGTGCACAGATTATCTCATTTTAGTTTCGTATTCATTAAAGCTTCTATCATGAGTAATAAGACGAGATTGTTAGTGAAAAGATATATAAGATTCCTTTGGGGTCTAATGACAGTAGAAGAAAGGACGCGTTTTATCAATAAATTCATTTTGGTTTTCGATGAGTAATAAGTAATAAGTAAAAGGTAAAAAAGAATATATAGAGAATTCTTACTAATCTGTATTATATAAATGAAAGTATCTTTGGTAAGTCATTCTCAAGGTGTAAATTCAGAAAACTTATTAGAGATGGTAGCCTATTGTGCTCGCGTATCGAATCCAGAGAATCAAGAGCATCCAGAGAATTCTGAAAAACTAGTGCAATATCTTATTAAACATGGGCATTGGTCCCCATTTGAAATGGTTTCTATTTGTCTTGAGATTGAAACGACTAGGGATATTGCTAGACAGATTCTTAGGCATCGTTCTTTTTCATTCCAAGAGTTCTCTCAACGATATGCCAAGGCAAACTTAGATTTTGATTATAGAGAAGCACGCATACAAGATGCCAAGAACCGACAAAATAGCCTTGAAACCGAGAATCTTATTTTGCATAACTCGTGGTTTGAAAAGCAAACCGAGGTTGGTCTCAAGGCACAAGAGGCATATACATGGGCGCTAAATAATGGCATCGCTAAGGAACAAGCCAGATGTGTTTTACCTGAAGGAATGACTCCATCTCGCCTCTATATGAACGGAACCTTGCGTTCGTGGATTCATTATATCCAATTGCGTTCCGGTAATGGAACACAAAAGGAACATAAATTTGTAGCGCTTGCATGTGCTAAAGCGATTGAACCCATTTTCCCGATGATTCAAGAATTTATTTCAAAGTAATATAAATATAAAGATAACTCACTAATAATAATATTATATGAAAAATAAGATTATTATGAATTTTATAAAAAGAATATGGCCTGTAGACCGTTTGAAACCAGTAGGTAGGTGGAACAATGACTATTGTGAAGTAAAAACAAATAAAAAAGTGGACTTATCTAATGAAGACCACTGTGGTCCATGTGGTCAATACAATGTCACACCTGTTAAACCTGATAAATATAAACCTGGCTAGCTAAGTTCCACGACATGGGTATCATCGCCGGGTCACATTGCTTCATCTTGTTGCTTATCTTTGTCGGTGCTTTTGAACTGCAAATCACACTATTACGAGGTAGTTCCTGGACCAATTTTTTATAAATCCCATCGGTCGTTTTAGGGTCAAAACATAGATTGCTAAACCAGACAAAGGTGGGACCTTGGTCCAAGTCTTCCAAATCAATGTTAAAGATATCATCATTCAAAAACTTAACCTTGTCTGTGAATACTCGGTGCCTTACAGATAACTGGTTTAGCAATCGTTCGGCATCATCTACCCTAGACTCTACTAGTTCTATTCCCACAGAAGAATCTATCTCTTCCTTAGCAGCCATATAGAGAGAAAGCTTACCACGACCAGAACCCACATCCAAAAAAGCTTTCATTTCTTCCCCTCGCTGTTGAAATAGAGGCCTTACGCGTTCATATAATGTTTCTATTCCTTCATAGGTCATCTCTCCATAAGTGATACTATGTTCTGGATACCTTGCCTTCTCTTTTTCCTTTTCATTATCATGTTCGCATAAAGGATACAATTCTTTCAAATCGTATATGTATCGTTCTCTCGGGTCAACCGGCTTACCTTGTTTACTTTGTCCATAGGTTCTTCTCGTTCCACCTCGTCTCCTTTGTCCCTGGGATGACATATTTCTTTTGGTAGAAGCTCGTCGAGGTCTCTCATTTACCGAAGAAGAAGATGAAGAGAATAAAGAAGAAAAAATATTCATAATTTATATATTTTTTCTTCATATAAAGATTTTTTAATTTAAACCAATTCAAAAGGAAAACAACATATTCATATTTCTCACTTCTATTTTATCAGGTTCAGGAGCAAACAAAGTTCTGCCTTGTGCGTCATCCCTAAACCGCACAGAATAATCCTGTTGAATATTATTTCGTCCAACTCTCCCTAGTGCCTGAATAATTTTTTCTTGTGTCAAGTTGAGGTCCTTGCTCAAGTATCCATGGCAAAACTGATAATTTGTTCCATAAATATAATCACTCGAAGCAATAATCAGATATAAACGCTGTTGGTCAGCCAGCTTTTTCATAATCTCCATATAAGCTATATTTGTATTCGCTTTGGTAAATACACCGATTCCCATGAGCAATAGAATTTTCCAACTGTTTTCAATACCGTGTAACATCATAATATCCATGATAGTTTGGTCCTCAATGTTACTTGTAAATGTCGTTGCCCCTTGAATAGAAGGAGCCCACTTTTTCAAGTGTAAATCTTTATTAGGAATGAAGGTCTCATTTAATTCGGCCGTCTTGATAGCCTCTTGCAAAACAGTCATCTCACTATACATTTTCTCTAGAATCGGGTCTTTGTTCTCTTTCACCGGTCTATCCTTTTTACTAGGAGCCTTATCTGAATCGGCTGAACCCTGTTCCTTCATTCCGTGCTTTTCAATGTAATCCTCAATCTTATGTTCTAGCTCAACAATTTTTTCCGTAATCGTATTATTGAATTCTATTTTTTCCATAATATCCACCATGACACGCTCTGGAATGGCTGCTTGTTGAATGCAAAATTTCGCAATTTTATCGACATTTTCTGCTAGGAAAAGTGTCGGTCCATCGGTCAAAGTATAAGCATCCTTCGTTGTTACATAGATAGCGCACTCCTCCTGTAATGAGGGGAGACTTTGACTTGTTACTGGTGAAAGACCCTGAACACTTGCTGTCCTCATAATGGTTTGTCCGGGCAAAGGATTTACTGTCGGAATAATCCCCGGACCAATACTAACCACCTTGCGAATAGGTGTTCCCTTATTGTCAACCGACGAATTGGGGTGAATTTTCCTTTTTCTAGACAGGTTCAAATCGGTAAAGATTTGCTCCCACACGGTCTCTTCTACATTGTCTAACACCCTCAAATAATGAAGCTTGA